TAAACTTATTTAAGATATCCTTTGCTTCATTATTCTTTCTATTAAATTCTCTGACCTCTTCTTCAACTCTTTGCTTTAATACATTTAATTTACCAAGTATATTCTTCTTTAGTAATCTATCATCATTTTTATAACCATGTTTTGCATCATTTATTCCTAAAGCAGCCTCTTTTAATTCTTTGTATATTTTATTCTTTGCTTCTTTTAAATCCGAAGTTACTTTATCAAGACTAACCCTTTTCTCAAAGTCTTTCTTATCAAGGTCTTCTGTAAGATGATTAAGGTCATCATCAAACTTATCTTTAAGGTCATTGATGTGGTCATTAACCTTACTAAAGTCATCATCAATTACACCAAAGGTCTTACCAATCCAAGAGAAATCTGGTACTTGGTTGACCTCATTAACCCACTTTGGAAATTCGGGTATAGATTGTTTTACTGCAAGAATGTCTTCTTTAAGAGATTCTAAATCTGCCTCATAATACTTTGGTTCAGGAAGACTTACAATAGCTTCCTTAATGACATTAACCTTTTCCTCAAGGTCATTTACCTGTTCATCATAATATTTTATCTCTGGTATATCAGCAGCATTCTGATTTATCTCTTCTCTTAAGGAAGCAATCTCATCATCATAATACTTTATCTCTGGTACTTCTGGAATACTATCCCTAACCAGTTCAACTTGTTCTGTAAGTTTCTCTAATTCTTCGTCGTAATATTTTATTTCTGGAATATCTGGTATATCCTTTCTTACGTCATTTATCAGACGTACTATCTCCGTTAAATCTTGTGCCTCTTCCTCTATGGAACAAGGTGCAGTGTCAGGCGGTTCTTCTGTAACTTCTTCTTCAGTTTCAACGAACTCGTCAATTGAAGGTAATTCTTTCTCTTCTTTTATAAATTCATCGACTGATGGTAATTCACTCTCTGGTAAATTATCTATCGACGGTAACTTGTCCGACATTTTATGGATACTGAAAGTACTTCGGGATTCCTCTCCCAAAGTTATTTAGAATCTTTAGGTAGTCCGTTCTTTAATAGTTTTTGTAACTCTGCAGTTGACCCAACAAACAATGCATTATTAACAGTAGATGGCCCTTTTTGTGGAGTTTCTTCTTCTACATCCTTTAACTTCTTCTGCAAATCCATTAACTTATCAGTTGCATCAGAAACACTTTTAATTAACTGACCAGCAACTTCATATGCTCTAGGCATCTCACTATCCTGTGCAAGTTCAAGAATACCATTAATTGCTTCTTGACCTTTTTCTATAATACTATAAAGATTACCACGAGTATATTCATAGTCTTTAGTTATATCATCCTTAGTAAGTCTGTCTGGTTTGGTTAAATCATTACTAGTGACATTAACAAGTTGATCCTTTCTAGTGGAGCAACCATTTTCTGGAGTATCTGAAACTTCTACATTAAATGCATCATCTAGATTAGTTTTCTTCATGAGTAAGATCCATCAAATCCAAAGTCATCACCTAGTTCTATTAACGCAGTATCTACACCAACACCCTCTGCATTATCAGTATAATCAATACCTTTAATGTCAGTTCCTCTTACATGACCAGTTGCAACGGTCTTATCTTGACCTCTCTTAACTGTAAGTTTATTGCCAGTAATCTTAGAAACATACATTTCTTCACCTTCAATTTCAATGTATTTCTTAACAGTAACTGAAGATCCATTATCAACATTAATTTCAGTTGTAGTTGCATCAATATCTTCAGAAAGATTTGTAACAACATCTCCTGTATAATCCTTGATTGCTCTAGGTTTAACAGCATAAGTAACATCTCTTTGTGTGCTCTTAGAACCACCAGCAAGATAACGAACAGAAACAGACTTGACGATATCCTTGGATGCAGAAGAAACAGGGCCAAATAAGTATGTTTTAGCAGTAAATCTTAAAGTATATGTAAGAACCCTACGAGTTGTATAATCTCCTTCATAATCATCTTGGAAAGTAACATTTTCTAAAATAACAGGAACATCTTTTTTCTCATCAATAGCAGAAAGAAGATTGATTGTTAAATTATATTGTGGTTGAAAGTATGGTAATATCTGTTCTACAATTTGTAATGCATCGTCATTTAACTTGCACATAATAGCAAGTTCAAACTGCATATTATAAGGAACTGGAACATATGTTTTCTTAATTTCTGTTCCATCATCTGGATCCTTTACAGTAATCTGTTGAGTCGTTGTAACTTTTCTAGCTGGATCATATGTCAAACCAGTAAACTCAAAAGACATTCTTGGTAATGATATTTGAGTTGCTTGACTCAAATCAGGTGCTTGTTCTAATCTTGCTAAAAACTTTTGTATAGGCCCGTATGCTAAAGGAACTTTCACAGTAGAATTTTCCTGTTTAATGGTTAGACCATTAAACAGTGTTCCAAAACCAATAATTGTTTTTCGTAGGATTTCGTTATAAAAATATTCAAACATAGTTATAGACCTATTGTATTATATTTAGGGTGTACCAAATGGGTTACCTTCAGAGAAGTCTAAAATAGCATCTGCTTGAATTTCAAACTCATCATTTTCACCAAAACCATCATCAAAATTAGTTAGGTCAATTAACCTAATCAAATGAGCAGCACCAGAAGATGATCCAGTAAGTGTCTCACTTGTTTTAAATGTACCAGAGATATTATATATCTCTATTTCATTAGTTGAAGAATCCCAAGTTCTTACTCTTGCTGTAGCTCCACTTACACTACCAGTAACTGTCTCATTAAATGAGTAGTTCCCAGTTCCACTACTTCCAGGAGCAGAAATGGTAATTGTTGGTGCAACTGTATATCCAGCACCAGCATTGGTTAGATGGATAGCAGTTATTATTCCAGCACTACTTATAATTGCTGTTCCTGCAGCACCTGTTGTAGAAATTCCATTTTGTGCTGTGAATGTTATACTTGGTGAAGTAGTATATCCAGAACCACCAGCAGTAATAGTTACAATACCAACAGTTCCATTTTCCATCTTAGAGGTTGCTGCAACTCCCGTTCCATCACCAAATACTTCTATTTGAGGATTACTTGTATATCCATAACCTGGATTTATAAGATTAATACTTTGAACTACTCGTTTTGCAGTATCATCAATTGCACCTGAACATACAGTAATTCCACCAAGTAAATTTGCAGTTGCTATACCACTCAATCCACCACCTGGTGAGGAAGATATTGCAACTCTTGGAGCATATGTATAACTATTACCCCGATCAGAAAGAGAAATATATTGAATACCACCATTCACAATGCCTGTAATAGCAGTTGCTTGAACAGCAGTTCCAACTAAAGTTAACTTTTGGGTTCCACTAGCACCAATGAGAACTTCTTCACCATCAGCACCTTCGATTCCCTCTAGAGTATCATCAATTTCATCAACACCAGTATCGATAACTTCGTCTTCGTAACGGAAGAGCTCACAACGCAATTCATAAACATAAGTATTCTTAAGTTGATAGAATGGTTTTTCATGCTCTACATACTTAATTTCAAATAAACGATCTCCTAATGGGAAGTATATTAAATCTCCCTCTTTAGGTCTTGTGCTAAGTTTTACATTATCCTCATTCTTCATTAATGGGGAAATATAATCCTCATATCTTTCTCTAGAAATAATTAAAGTTAATTCATTAGTTGCCTGAATACCAAACTTTGATAGTAAAACAGGGTTCTGTCCATATCCATCAAAATTCTCTACATATGCCTCTATAGGATATGCATCATCAAATTGAGATCTAATTACCTCTCTAATTATATTATTTTCAGTCATGTATTTGCGAGGTAAATAATGCACCTCGACACCATACATTCTTAACTGTTCATTGATTAGATCTTGAATCAGATTCTGCTCAGTTTTAGCTCCTTGTTGGAAATATGGATTGAGCATAATCTTAACCTATCATATCCAATGGTGGTAATTCATAAGTATTGGACATTATTTCACGAATTCTTTCCAATTCCTTTTCACCATCATCAAAAATTTGTCTTCCATTTAATTCAACACCACCAGGCAATTTAACTCCTTGGAATTTCATTAAATTCTGACCCCATTGTCGTTTAATGAGAGCAGGTATATATTGTTTTAAGAATGAATCATTCCAAACTCTAGTATAATCATTTGGATTTAAGAGTCTATAACAATCCATAACAAGAAAATCACCTGGCTCAAGACTTGACCAATCAATATCCAAATATAATCTATCTTGTCTTTGATTAAATCTTATTTGTTTTTGTGTTGTTAATGCAAATTCAATATCTTCTAGATATGTCTTAGTCATTGCATAAGTTAATATCTCAGTAGTACCCCAATAGTAAATATCATTTAAAAATAACTGATACTTGACACTGAACATATTATTGGTAGCAGTATTAGTACCATCAAAATGCATTATCTTATTTACACCAATAATCTCTGGTGGAACTTGTAAATAATTACTATTCTCATACCAATCAAAAGAAGTAGATACTCCTGCAATTGTAGCATCAGCAGTAGTAGTTACTATTCCTGCGGTATTAGTTGTATTTTCTGCTTTATTCGCTCTTCCCCTATCAATATCTTGTTGTGTTACTGCATACTTCATATACATTTGAGTGACACCATCATAATGCCTCTCATTCCAATACTGAAGTCCATCATCAATTAAATCATCAACTTGCTCATCGGCAACATTAACTTCCAAGACAGGAGCACCTAGCTGCCTTAGACAGTATTCTTTAAATGTTGATCTACTGCTTGGTTGTGACATTTGCCCTATTATCCCCTGTAATATTTAGGGTGCTGATGATATACCCGAATAAACTAGAATATTACCATTAACAATATTATATATTGTTGCACCAGAACTCACTAAAACATTATAGACATACCGACCTTGTGTTATATTATTAGTATCAGTTGATCCAAGAGATATATTAAATACTCCTCCAGCAGCACTCGTAAAACCTACGGTAAATGTTGTGGTGACTCCTAGTGTTGCACCCACGGCGACGCTCTTAGACATTTGAGCAGAACCAGTCCACCCAGTAGTTGTAGCAATACCAACAGCATTTGATCCAGAAAAATCAAAGGCAGCATTAGATGTATCAGTTACATTATATGTTGCACTAAAAGTAGAACCACCATAAATGGTCAAATTAGCAGCATATGGAACTCCAGCATCTGGGTCAAATGTTAGATTTTTACTTGCCATTTACTAATTCCTTTAGTAGAGATTTGATTTCCGACATTTCACCTTTTAAACTATCAAGATCATTTTTCATAGTATCAAGATCTTCACTTTTTGATTTTTTTATGCCACGTTGAGTAACATATTTGTTATAATCCATAGAATTTACATTAACAATTGATCCATTTACAGGATCTCTTGCGAGATCCTTATGACCTTCCAAATTATATAATTCATCAGACATGTTATGCTAATGCCATCACTCTTAGTTCTTTCATTCTTGGAACATAAACCTGATTGGTAGAGGTCAATATTAGTTTAATTCTATAATTTCTATATTGAGGTAGATCTTCCATAGTAAATCCATATTCCCTATACTGCAATTCTGAAGGAACATATCCATATCTATTAGATTTATCAATCCTAACATCTTCTTGACCATTATTATCTTTTGGATTGATAACAGCAGCTGTATTAGCATCTAAGTTTTTATATCCAGGGAATGGTGTGAATATAGGATCAAGTCCTTGATCATTACTAATATAATAGAATGCTCTAATATCAGCATATTCATTAATATAAGCATTTACCATTATCTTAAGTGAAGTAGCAGCATTTTGTAATTGTATTTCCTTAGAAATATACTGACATGCTGTTGGATCTCCAGAAATTGTAGAAGTTCTCTTATCAGTTGCAAAATCTAGAATTTCACTATTAACTCTATTT